GCCAAATTTTGGCTAAAATTAACGCAACGGACTATAATACTGAATGGATTGATAATTTCGCCACACAGACAAAAAATGAGGTCAAATTAGGGCAGACATTGGCAAAAGGTGCAGCGGTTTACGTTTCATCAGCCAACGGAACAAATATGATTGTTTCGGCTGCATCAAATACAACAGAGGCATTGAGTTCAAAAACGTTTGGTTTACTTGAAACAGGCGGTGTCCTTAATGATTTTGTTAAATGCGTGACATTTGGATTATTAGCCGGATTGGATACATCAACAGCAACAGCTGGTGATCCGGTTTGGTTAGGTGTCAATGGTGCATTGATTTTTGGTTTAGCAAATAAACCATATGCACCGGCACATTTAGTTTATATTGGTGTTGTGACACGTGTGCAATCAAACAATGGTGAAATCTTTGTAAACGTTCAAAATGGGTTTGAATTAAAGGAAATTCACGATGTGTACATTGCTGATCCTGCCAATAATCATGGGTTATTTTATGATTTGGCCACAGGTTTGTGGAAAAACAAAAGTATTGTATCTGCATTAGGTTACACACCACAGGCACAATTAAACGGAACCGGATTTGTAAAAGCAACAGGCACAACGATTTCATACGACAATTCAACGTATTTAACCACAGCGGATGCCGCAAGTACATACCAATTATTGACTAATTTATCAACGGATTTGACTGCATCGGCAACTAAATATCCATCGGTAAATGCAGTTGTGACAGGTTTGGGTACAAAACAACCATTAGATGCAGATTTAACAGCCATTGCCGCATTGGTAGGAACAACCGGATTTTTAATTAAAACGGCAGCCGACACATGGGCATTGGACACAAATACATATTTGACAACAACAAGTGCAGCAAGTACATATTTGACACAAACAACGGCAGCAAGTACATACCAACGTTTGGACAAAATGGTGTCTAATTTATTGGCATCATCAACAGAATATCCAAACAGCAATGCCGTATTGGCAAAACTTGCATTAAAAGCAGATGCCGCAAATCCTGTATTTACAGGTGATTTGACAATCAGCGGTGCAACACCACGATTATATTTTGTAGATACAGATCAAAATCCGGATTACACATTATTTGTTGATTCAGGTTATTTTTATATTTATGATCAAACAGCCGGTGCAACAAAATTCCAAATAACACCATCAGGCAATGCGATAAATACAGGCACATTGACATCGGCATCGTTTATCAAATCAGGAGGAACATCAAGTCAATATTTAATGGCTGATGGATCGGTGACAACAGGCCCAAATTTAAACGGATATGTTCCATATACAGGTGCAACAACAAATGTTGATTTAGGTAGTAGAACATTAACAACATCGCTTTTATTTGTTAATCCTGTTGCGTCTTTGGCATCGGGTGCAGTTATAAGAACATACAATTATTCTGATCCAAATTGGGGATTTAGTAATACACAGGCAGCAGGTGTTGATTCAAATCAATATCACGTTAGGGTACACGGATCAGGCGGTACATACGGGACATTGCGACAATTTCAGGTGATTGATGCATCGCAATCTAATAATGTGCGATTTGGTGTAAATTTTGATGGATCAGGTGCAGTTTTGAGTTCAGGTTTAGGATTGGGCGGAAATTTTCCAACAGCAGATCGTCAATTTGTTGTTTCAGGAACATCATTTACATCTGGAACATTACAATATCAAGCAGTTTTCAATACGACATTTGTAAACGCAGCAAGCAATTTATACGGAATTTATGTTCATAATAATACAAGCGCAAATGTTACAAATTCTTATTCGCTTTTTGTAGCGACAACAGGTGGAAGCGGAACCGTAACAAATAAATGGGGTATATATCAAACAGGTTCGTCTGATAATAATTATTTTGCAGGGAAAGTATTGGTAAATACAAATACTGATGCAGGATATAAATTATACGTCAATGGAGATGTTAGGTTTGAAAACGAAATTTGGCTTAATTCTAGCGGGCAATCATCTTTGGTCTATATGCAAAATGGATCATTAAAATATAATATTGCATACAATACAATAGGATATTTGCAATTTTATAATTATGTAGCAGGTAGTATTTCTATGAATATTTTTAATAATGGAAACATTGGAATGGGTTCACCGGCAGACAACGGAAATAAATTACAAGTTTCAGGGAATGCATCATTTACAGGAAGTATTGTTGTATCATATAATAGCTATGATTTTCCTAGTGCAGTAGTAATGGCAAATGATCAGAATTGGGCCTATGGAATTGCACATCCGGGATCTGAATATTGGATGCAGGTAAAATATTATGGTGTTGGTGATGATTCACGTGGATGGAGAGTTTACAATGTAAATGGAAATACAATTGATTTTAGGGTAAATGGATTAGGAAATGGTGTTTTTAGGGGATCGGTTACAGGAACAGCATTTTTTGAATCATCAGATTTTCGCCTAAAAACATTAATTAACGACAATCCAATTGTGGCAGGAATTGAGAATTTACAGGCTAAATTATACGAAAAGAATGGCAAATTAGAATTGGGATATTTTGCACAAGATGCCGAAAAAATAATGCCGTATGCCGTGACAAAAAATGCAGATGGATTTTTAAATTTATCATATCGTGAAATTCACACGGCAAAAATTGCAAGATTAGAAAAAGAGGTAGCACAATTGAAAGCACAATTAAACCTAAATTAATATGCAATGGACATCAGTCGCATCAAATCAAACGTGTTCGTGGGATAGCTTAATAAATGCCTGCAATAATGGATATTTCCTGCAATTGTTACCGATGCCACCATCAGGTATTTCTGCAAGCCGTTGCGTGCGAAAGGAATTAATTCAATCGTATATTGAAATCCAATCAGCACCATTGTCAGGTGTGCCAAACAATGAATTGGTGGTCAAAAGCCAATTGGTGGCAATTCAATATACATATTATCAATTGACACCGTGTGATGGTGGTGCAGGTGCATGGACACGTATTGCCCCAACATTAGGAATTGGACAAAGGTATATTTTGCCCGGTTTTACTAATAGATTTTTTTATTACAACGGAATTTCACAGGGGCCACAAACAAATATTCCATCCGGATACAACGGATCAATTCAAATTGTAAGTGGTTCAACGTATTGCCCATAATCAGTATATTTGCATATTAAACAACCAAATCAACATAAAATGAAAAAGAAGTACGCAGAAATCATTGTTTTGTCACGTGTATTGAGCCATTTTGCCGGTGATCAAAAGACAAAGGCACAAAAGAAATTGGCTAAAATCAACGAGAAATTAAAGCCATATTTGGATAAATACGAGGAACAGGCAGAGGAATACCGTTTGGATAATGCATCAGTTGATAATGATGGCAACCTAATTTTGAAAGAAAATGGAGGCTATTCGTACACAAAAGACGGATTGAAAAAATTGACTGAAAAATCAAAGGCATTAAATTTGACTGAGGTTGATTTTGAGGCAATACAGGTTGTCAATCCGGAGGGATTAGAAGAATTTGGATTCCTAAAAGATTGGGTTGTTGGTGTTGAGTTCACAAATATTGATGAGGAAATAGAATTATAAGATATGAAATTAATCGAACCGGTTTCAATTTGGGACAATGGTCAGGTAAAAGAGGCCAAAATTTTGAACGCATATGCGGTCAATGTAACGTTGGGAACATCCGCAACGTTTTATTATTCATTGAGTGCTGAAAATGAGGATCAAACAATTGGTTCACAGGTTGCACAGGGTAATTTGTCAATGGTAGGTGAGGCATATGAGCAATGGCAGGCGGACAATTATGCTTGGGATTGGGTAGCAGAGCAATTAAATTTGACAATCACAGGCGAATATGTTCCACCGGTGCCACCGGAACCAACACCGGCACCGGAACCTGAAATTGAATCACAAATTGAATCACCTGCGGTTTAATGGCATTAGTAAACGGCACAAATGTTGTTTTGTATGAAGGCGATGTGGCATTAGGACATTCAAAGTCAGCCACGATGTCTTTGCAGATGGATATGGCCGAATTTACCAATAAAGATTCACAAGGTTGGAAAGAGGTGTTGGCCGGTAAACGATCGGCATCCTTTTCAGCGGATGGATTGATTGATTATTCCGATCAGGTTAATTTTACGGACTTTGCAGAACGGATTATCACACGAAAGGAAGTGCAATGGGTATTCCAAACAGCCGGGATGTTTTATTACGGTTTAGGGTATATCAACAACGTGGAACAGGTTTCACAGATGGAAAACGTTTCGACATATTCCGTTGATTTTACCATTTCAGGCCGGATTTATACGGATACACGATTGATATGGAATCAGGTGTTTACAAATTGGGAAAACTTAAATATTCAATGGCAAAATCTATAATGCATTTTGAATATATTTGCATTAAATAACAGAGCATAAAAATTAAACAAAAATATGGCAACATCGGGAGTATTTAACGGCACGAACCTATTAATCAAAGTTGAGGGAACGGCCATTGCACACACAACATCATGTTCATTGTCTATTTCACAGGACATTGCAGATGCAACAACAAAAGATTCATCAGGTTGGTCTGAGGGAATCAGCGGTTTACGTTCGGGCGAAATTTCGTTTGATGGTTTAGTAAACTACGCGTCTGCGGCAAATGCAGAGGAATTGGTCGATTTCGTTTTGAATCGTACAATCATCACGTGTGTATTCGGTACATCTGCATCAGGTGACACGATTTACACAGCGGAGGGATACATTGCATCCATCGAG